TTATTTCAAAAGGGACAACATTTTCGCTTTTGTCTTCGGTCCGTATATCCCGTCCGCTCCCAAACCGTACATCAGCTGAAAACGTTTCACCGCATTTGCCGTCTTCATTCCGTAATATCCGTCGATCCCGTTGTTTTTGGCCCCTTTATCAGGGTAGTAATAAAGAGCGGCAAGGGCTGTCTGGATTTGTGTGACGGCCGTTCCCTTCATCAGCGGGTTTTTCACCTTATAAATGCCGTCGGGAAGGGTCCACGTCTTGCTCTTGCCGGCTGCTGACGCTTCAGCGGCCGAGAGGGCTTTTTCAGTTGACGGACCGTAAATGCCGTCGGCTTTAATTCCCGCTTTCTTTTGCAAAGAAACAACCGCATGCACCGTCTCGTCTCCATAGCTTCCGTCCGCGCCGTATTTAGGCAGCGAAAAACCGGCCGCGACCAAGCGTGTTTGCAGCTTTTTCACATGAGAGCCTGACATTCCTTTTTTGAGGATAATGCCCGACGATGAACTTGTCTGGCTGGTGGAGGCAGCCGATACGGAAACGGTTTTCCTCCCCAAAAGGGAATCTACTCTTTTACGGAAAGCTGACAATTGGCCGGCATCTCTCACCCACGGGGTTGGACAGCCTTTGTTAGTGACATCGTAATGGCGGACAATCCGATCTGCGGACAAACCGTATGTCTTGCACAAATCCGCTACAAGCTCTGCCGCATTGCGAATCGTCTCTTCATGGATGGTACCGTCTTTTTCCACGCACATTTCGACCCCGAGAGCCGTGGTATTGGCATTCGGCTTCAGAAAGCTGACATAGCAGCGGTTTTGATCATGCGCATGATATGCGACTTCATGATCGGGAATAATATGCTGCGCCTCATGGCGGTCGACAAAATAATGAGCCGACGCATAACGCTTGTCGGCAATGCATGTGCCATTGAAATAATTTCGCTCATTCAATGCCGAAGCCCCGGGCGTCGCCGTCCAATGCATGACGATGCCTTTGACTGCCGCAAGCTTCAGCCCGGGACGGGTGTATTGATTGACTTTTACAAAGTTATTGATTACTTTGACCAAACTTCATCATTCCTTTTCAAATTCAATTCTGGAAAGTCTGAAAGGAAGCTTTATTTCGTTAAACCTTTTTTCTGTAAAACTTCTTTTTGCATTTTCCCTTTGCTCGTCACATAGTTGTTCTTATACCAGGCAACGAGCGATGCAGCGATCGTAAAAGCCGCAGATCCGGCCGAATACAGGGCATCCGCCAATGTATGAATCTGATCTTCAGCGACCGGCAAAACCGGCTTTCCAAACATGATCAACGTCTGATTGACCAGCGCAATAAAAAGAAGCACCGTCCTGACGACCGTGCCTTTGTCGATATGTTTCATGATGATGTCCTCCCTTATTTCTGCAATAAATTATAAAAAACAGCGATCGCGCCGCCGATGATGCCGGTGCTGACCGCTGTAATTATCGCGCCTGTGATGCTGCGCTTAATCCAGGTTGTATTCTCTTCGATTTTGTTCAGCTTTTCGTTAATCGAGATGATTTGCTGATCGTGGCGGTCTGATGTTCTTTCGAGTGTACTGACGCGCTGTTCGAGTGATTTTTGATCAGCTTTCATCTCCTGAACTTCTTTTTGGAATATATCCAGTTCTGGTGCTTCCGGCATTTTAATTCCCTCTTTCATATTTTATGCGGCCTTAAAACTAAATCCTAAACTGATATATTCATTTGGATTTACTGTATTTGAGCAGTTTTCGATCACGACATTACCATCAACACTCACTTGCAGCCTATGATACTGCGGAGTATTGGACATGCCCAATTGAGATGCTACACCTACAAACTGAAAAGCGCGGGACGGCCGATATCCTTTCGGCAATACGAATGCAGGTATATTAAAACCAATTTTCCCTTTTGCTATTGCACCTTCAACAAATACCGTACCTGTGGCATCTTTTGTATAACGAACTTTAGTGCTGTCCGCATAATTAACCCATTCGTTTAAAAGCGTTGGAAAGTGCCAAGTTAAGTTCGCCAACTTTGCCTCGAGACTCTCCGCGGAAATTAATTCTGTCCAGTCAGTCCAGTTGCCCCCGGCTATTGTTTTCCGATAGGTTCTATTTGCATTGTCAAACGCGATCGCTTGACCATAGTTACCTAAAGCGTTGCAAGTCCAAATCCCTCGAACGGCCGCACCTGGTCCGTTTATAGCTCCTGAGGCTGCCGTAAAATGTATCAGTCCGGTATACTGAGGTAGGATCGTTTGAAAGTCATCTTCGGCGCTTATATATACCTTTGCTTGTCCATTGTCCCCGGTAATATTAAAAATTTGACTTCCATTCCATTTATTTCTCTCATCTTCAGTAACATGCCGTGTTTGATCGTTATGATGCAAGTCAAACTCATCTTTTGTGGCCTGTCTTTTATTGATCACTTCCCCCAGACCGACCTGGGATTTTGTTACACCATGCGGGTTACCTTTGTTCGAAATGTGTGCATCTGTATAGGCAGTTGAACGTTGTTCAGCTTCGGCGGCAAACTGTGCAATCGACTCATCATTTGCATTCAGCTGGTCGATAACCTGATTAAACAAATCGGCATGGGCTCTGTCCGTCGTTCTGAAAGATCTCGGTTTTTGGATGTCCAATTTATATTAACCCTCCTCTGTGAAAAAGTAATCTATTCATTTTGCTATGCAGCTCTAAACTTAAACCCGAAAGTAATAAACTCGTTTGGATTTACTGTATTTGAACTGGATTGAATGCATACCCTTCCGTCAGTATCGATCAGTGTCCGGTGGATTTGCGGTATTGACCCAGTACCTATACTTGATGCAACACCTATAAAGTACATCGCTTGAATCGGGCGGAACCCCTCAGGCAGCGTAAACGCAGGAATATCAAAGCCAATCGTCCCGCCCGTTATTGATCCGATAATTTCGACTTCTCCAAGCATATTTTTACAAAACCGGACTTTGTGCGACCCATACTGTTTCCATCCATTTGTCAACGTTGGAGTCTGCCAAGCAACGTTTAAATCGGCGTTTGTGACTACTCTTTTCCATTCTCGAAACTGTCCATCTGTGTGAACTGTTCCATGCCATAAAGTATTATCATAGCTCCGCCACGCATGGATGGTCTTTCTTCCAGCGCCAGTTTCAATTACATCGTAATTAAACCAGGAGCTGTCGTTTTCTACAGGGTTGTTTTGAACAACATGGCCCATAGCATAATAAAAACCTGTCGGCAGCGTTAATAAATCCGTTCCATCCGGCAGTTTTGTGCGCGTTCCATTATTATCAGTAATTTTATATAACTGTGCATTGTTCCATTTTTCCCGTTCATCTTCATTCACATGGAGATTCGTATTTTGTTCATGAGCATCAACCTTGGCCTGTGCTCCACTGGTCGTTTCCTGGGTCTGCCATGGCGTCCATGTTGTTGAATCGGATTTTCTGAATCTAAAATACGACTGTGTCCCTTTGTACGATTCATAAGCTGCCTGAACCAAGGTATTGCCGAAACTCATGACAAGCAAAAATATCCGATTTGATGAAGGTGGCGAGTTGATTCCTTCATTATAGATGAGATACATGCCGGTTTCTGTCAAAGTGTTAAAATCTGTTGTTTCTGAACTGCCTCTGTAAAAGACTTTTCCGTTATTTTCGGTTATTTTATATAACTGCCCCGCGCTCCATTTTTCCCTCTCTTTGTCGGTGATGTGAATCGAATGGTCGTTAGCATGGGCATCAGTATACGTTTTAGCCCTTTCTTCAGCTTCCTCAGCCCGCTTTGCAATCCGTTCATCGTTTACATTCAGCTGATCTATCGCTTCGTTGAACAAGTCGGCATGGGCGCGGTCTGTTGTTTCAAAGCGTCTCGGTTTTTGGATGTCCACCTTGTTTCAGCTCCTTTAATAAATGTCGTCGATTTCAAAGACGAACTCGATGTCGCCGTCTTTCTGCTTGTCTGTCATCGTTCTGACCGCTGTGAATTTTCCGGCTTCATCGACAAGGGCGAGCTCGTTGATCGTTTCCCCTGCGAGTTCGCTTTCTCCCAATGTACATGTATAACGGACTTTCGCCGGCTCCATAAAGGCAAAGCCGTCGATATCCTTTTGCAGAAGTTCGTTTTTCAGGGCCTGTTCGTTGCCCTGCAGAGGAACGGGTTCGCCTTTATCGTTTGTACCTCCGTTTCCGAAAGCCATTTTTGTGATTTTGGTGAGCTTGCCGCCCTCAGCCCGTGCTTTTGCCATTTGCTGTCTCGCATAAAGCGTTGTCACTGTTAATTGTTGTGCCATTTTGATTTCTCCTTTACAATGCGATTTTTTGCGCCGCTGCTGCCAGCTGCTTTGTACCGTCGAGCAAAAATGCGCCGTTTAGCGTCCACCACTTCTCTCTCATTTCAAGCGCGCCTGCTTGCTTAAATTCATGTTCGCATTTGCAGCTGATTTTGAAGGATTGGACCTTTTTGTTTTGATTGGTAATGCCGGTTTTCATGCCAGCTTTTGTTTGCTGTTTCCGCCGGTTTTCAGCGGCCGTCTTTATCGTAAAGCTGGAGGCGGACCGAATGTATTGCCGCTTCTTGTGGCGCAGTGTGAGCTGCTGTTTAAACCTGCGGGGCAGTCCGTCGATTTCTCGAAAACCGTTCAAGTAGAATGCATCATCAAGCAGATACTGTCCGTCCAAATAGACCGGTATCGTACCGAAAAAGCCGTTTTTGCTTCTTAAAACGAGCCTGTCATGAACGCTTTTCGGCGGCCGACATTCATAATGAAACCCGCCCCGGAATGTATAAGCCAAATGGGCGGGCTTCATATGATTGACGGTTTGAATGATTGAAGGTATAAACTGCAGATCCTCTCCGTTTACACTCAGCAAAAAATGATACCGTCCGGCCGTCAGTCTGACGGATGCGGACGGCTGTTTTAAAAAAGCATTAACCGCGCGCTCGATCGAGCGGCTTGTAATCGGCGGAATATTGGACATCTTGGTTAACAGACGGGCCCTTCGAATATCGACGCCGTCCGAAGCCTCGCGTCTGACATTCAAAATCTTTTCCCACCTGTCCAGCCCCCATGTGGCCGTCGTGACGAAAAGCTGGTCCGTCATATCGAAAATCTCTTGATTTTGCCTCTCAAATTCAGGCGCTTCAGCCGTTATAATTTCTTGAATTTCCCGGATTTCCATCAAGTATGGCGGCAGGTGAAAAGCCATTTCATCAATCTTGCTCAATGATGGTCACCTGCCCCAGCTTTGGAATTTCCGTTTCTGTCAACTGCAGATTTTTCGCTTCCCCGTTGATGAAGACTTCCGAATAGTCGCTGACAGAGGACGATTCATAGATCATGTTGTTGATCTGCGAGAGACGGATGACGCTTTCTTTAAAAGCCATTTCTTTAAATAATTCAGTGATTTTTTCTGCAATTTCCTGTTTGGCCTCACCGATCGTCCGGCCTGATTCAGGTATGATTTTTGCAGATATGCTCACGTCTTTCCATACCGCGCTTTCAACCGCGGTATAAGCTCCGATCGGCGCCATACCTTCCCCTTTGCCCGGATCGGGATCGATATACTGCTTGACTCTTTCGATTAATGCGTCTGTGGCTGGCTCCATTTTCGCGTTTGTAATGACAACCTTTACGGTTCCCTCGCCATTCCACAGCGGAAAGACCTTCGCTTTGCCTACGCCGTCCACTTCTTCGGCCCATTGTTTGTAATGCAGCTGATTCGCGCTGACCGCTTCCCTACGGACGCGGATTAAATACCTTTCATACAGGGATTCATCCGTCTCCTCGTCGCGGCCGGGAATTTCAAGGCTTCCCATAACCGCTTTTTCAAGCCCGGGAATGGTATCGAGCGGAAGCAAAGGCCGCCCCGAAAAATTGGCGTTTCCTTTTGTCCCGGCTGTTTCACATTCCAGCTTGCCGTCTTCGAGCATGGTAAAATATAAATCTTCCAGAAAGAAACGGGTTCCGGGGGGAACCGATACTCCATCCGTAAATGCCGCAGACCATATGGCTTTTGACGCCCGATAGCGCTCAAGACCGGCCTCAGCCGCCCTTCTGTCCAAATATTCGCCTTCAGCCGTATCCGCATAAACCAAATTCAGCACTTGATCAAGCCAAATATAAGAAAGCGCCAGCTCGGCGGCTGCCGGGGCAAGCGCATTCCAAATGACGCTGTTTTCACGTTTGTCAATCTCATCTGAAACCCGCTCAAGCATGCGTTCCATGATCTCTTCAAATGTCTGGTCTTCAAACATCTTCCCCAATCACCTCCTCGATTTCCAATGTCCCTTCATCGGTTTCAACCGAAAAGGACACGTGGAAGGCATCGCCTTGACGCTCAATCTCGAAGTCGGTCACCGCCGAAATTCGGTCATCGTATATGAGGGCTTCCTCGATCAATCTCGGTATCTCCATTTCTTTATAAGCGTCGGTCGTTTCATGATCTGAAAGAACCTCCTGCAGTTCATTTCCGATATTATGGCTGTAAACGGCGTATGCGTAGCGCTCGGTTCTCAGCGCCATACAAACCATTTGTTCCACGGCTTCCAGCCCCGAAATCATATCACCCGTCATCCTGCCTGTTTCAAAATCAATTTTGTACGTTTTTGAAGTCTCAATCACATCGCTGTCATCCTCGATATCTTCAAAAGATACTTCCGGCGAAAGAGCCATCCGAGCCACCTCCTACTCCTACACTCTGTCTATTACAAAAAAAGACTGCCCTCCAGGCATAGCCGCAATCATCACGTGGTCGCCGGCATGCAATTGATTGTAAAAGCGAATCGTTTTGTCTTCTCCGTCAATTCGGATCTGTTCCGTATGCTCTGTCAAATGCCTGGCCACCACCAATAAGTCGGAGGGGATCACCAATTTATCATGATTGCGGAGCTTCAGCTTGAGCGGAGACGCGGACACGACTTCAGCCGGCATGACATCGACAGGCGATTCAGCGTTTACGGCTCCAAGAGCCAGCTCTTTTATCGCATCGCTTAATTTCATGAAGACGCTCCTTCAGGTATGGTGTTTTTAGCGACGACATCAATCGTCATCACATGTTTTGTTCCTGTAAAATCGTGTTTATCCTTATCAACCCAATAGGTTTCTTTAATGCCCGCTTCCGGAATCGATATATAAACCGGCAGTCCGCTTTGAACTTCCGGTATGCCGATTGCCTGTATGCTTTTCAGCTCTTTTTTGACGCCTTTCTTTTCAGCCTGTATCTTCTTCGCCCGGTCGCGGAGCTGCGCCTCGTTAATGTCATCCGAAACCGTTTCTGTGTACTGGAGAACGCCGAATCTTTTCATACCGGCTTCATCGCTTGCGGATGCGGTATAGGTTTTGTTATCTTTCTGCTTTCTCAGTTTCACCCGGGTTGCCGTTTCATCGATTGACGTGCTGTAAGCGTAATCCGTAATGTTCACACCCGTTTCCAAAACCCAGATATCCTCCGGTTCGGGCCACGCTCGTAAACACAGCTTTCCTTTTTCGGCATACAGCTGATAGTTTTTTCCGGTTTGCTTTTTTGTCTCCCGCAGCGCTTTTAAAATAATGTCATACAGGCTCGTATTGTCTTTAAAGACGAGCGATTTAATCGTATGTCCGGTGTTTGCAATCGAACCTTTGGGAATTTGAAAGTCGTTCGCAATTCGTTTGACAATGTCAGCGGCCGTTTTGTTCGAGAATACATAGACATCCTGGTTTTTCACCAAGTACTGAAGCATGTCGTACGCTTTAAACGTAAGCGTATATTCTTTCGGCACCCTGCTGAACACAATTCCGCGAAACAGTTCTTTTCCTTTCCATTTAAATAAAACGGTATCGCCTTCCTGCACGCTGTAATATTTGTGGCTTCCCTGCTTGATCACAATCGACGCTTCGATCGAACGAGGCGCCTGGTACCTTTCTCCTTCCAATGTGACGCTTTCGGTGACAAGTTCATACCATTCGCTTTCTTTTATGACAAATAATTCGATCATCGCTATCCCCTGCTTTTGATTTACCAGAAAAACGCCGGTTCATCCGGCGCTTCGTTTTATGGTATTTTCAGCTTTTGCCCCGGAAAAATCCAATGTCCCGGCTGTTTGATGTTTCGCTTGCTTCGTTTGATCATCGCCTGCTTGTTCGCATTCCAAATTTTCCGCCATTCCTGGCTGTTTCCGTAAAAACGGCCTGCGATGTGCCAGAGCGTATCGCCTTTTTTGACGGTGTACATTTTTGGAGCCGGTTTGGACGGCCGTTTTTTCTTCGTTTTCTTTTTTTGTTTAATCTTCCGGGGTGATGCTGTTTGGTACTCTTTCAATGTGAGATCAAAATCCCGGTCGCCGATATCCTTTTCACCCTCGCGATGCGAAAAGTTTTCAATGCTGCATGTGAAATTGATCTTCGTTCCCGTCACGAGAAATTGAACCGGTTTTTTTGCTTTCATCCATTTCTCGATTTTAAGAATCGCGTTCTCCGGCGAAAGAAACCCTTTGTATTCCGAGAGCGGAGAATACTTTTTCGGAAAATGAGACGAAAATGAAATCGTCTTCGCTCCCGGTTCATTGATAAACGTCACCTCGCCGAACTTTGACACCTTTACAGATTCGTTCGCAAGATTATTGCTGACGTCAAGCTGCTCTGGAAGCACAGGGAGGCGCAGCTTTTCCTTTCCTTGCGTCAGCCAAAATTCGTACACGGATTTAGTCATAAGCTACGCTTCCTTTCGTCCCAATATGAATATCCCGTTCAAGCTCATCGACAAGAGCGCGCTTGATTTTCGCAATCAATGTTTCCTGGTCGCGCTCACTGTGGTAATGATTGTCCCCGGTAATATAGATGTTGACTTCTTTGGCGCCATTTTCAGCAGGCTGCCGGGATCGGGTCCCGCCCGTGGTGGCTGCAGCCGCCTGAGCACTTGATATGGAACCGGACCCTTCAGCGGGGTCTTGCACTTCCATCCCGAGCGCGCCTGCAGCCCGCTGAAGCAGATATCTGCCGCGGATGCCGCGTTCTTCGGGAATGATCCATTCGCGTTTGCCGCCTTCACCCACGCGGGCGATCTGCTCGCTCGTAATCAGGCCGCCGTTGGCATAGCCTTTATAAGCTCCGCCTCTTGCCATGCTTTTAATCCCCGGAGTGTTAAATGGCGACCCGTATCGCGATTTGATGTAGTTGATGGCCGCTACCGCGTTGTGAACAGGATTGAAAATATCATTCATTCCTTTTCCTTTGTAAGCATTAAACGTTTGGCCGATCGTCTGCATCAAGCCTCTGCTCGGGTCCCCCCGCTTGGCGTTAATGTCCCAGCCGTTATAGGCGCGCGGATTTCCGCCGGATTCCTTTTGAGCAATAACAGAAAGCGGCTGAAGCCACGACACCGGCGAACCGGTAGCCATGATCGCCTGCATCAGCCACGACTTTACATTTCCGCCGACGGCTCCGATTCCGGAAAACGCAGCTGCCAGTGAGCCTGCTTGTTTTTCCGCAAAACTTTTGACATCGACAGAGCTTAAACCTTTGACAATCCCGACCGACGCGAAACGCCCGAGACTCATCATAACCCGGGACGGAGAATGAATATCTAGTTCTTCGCGGAACGCTTTTTCAACTTTTTTCGCCAAGTTTTTTGCAGCTTGAGAAACTTCGCTGCCTTTTCCATTCATGCCGCTGATAAAGTGTCCGACCATTCCTGACCCCCAGCCTGCAGCCGACTGTTTCGAATCAAGGAACGGCTTGTTGATATTTTTATCAACATACTGCGACGTCCCGGTCGGTGTTGCATTTTGCCCGGTTGCAAAGTTTTTGACTGTATTTGCACCCCAGGAAGAGGACGTTTTCACCGTTGTTTGATAAGGCGCATTTACTTTTGCTTGAAGAAAACCGCCGGTTCCGGTCGCGGAAGCATTTTGCCCGGAAGCGAACCCGGCAACCGTCTGTTTTCCGTAGTTAGACGATTCTGCCGGCAGGCTGCTAAACGGCTTGCTGATGTTTTTTTGCTTCCATTGATCAAGGGAAGGAGCGTTTGAGCCGATCCCCTTGTCAAAACCGCCGGTGAATTCCCGGCCGAAAGCCTGCGCCTCTGCTGCTATACTCCCGACACCGACAGCAGGCGACACAGAAGCCGAATACGAAGCGGTGCTTGAAACCGGAGAAGAAGCTCCCCCGTCTCCCGCCGAGGCCCCCATGTCGTCAACAACGCGCATGCCGAGCTTGGTAGCGGCCTGGGCAAGCAGCATCTTCCCGCGTCCCCGGTTGTTTTCCGTAGGGATGACGAATTCATTTCCGGCTTCACCGATCCAGGAGATGGTCGGTTTTGTGATGTAGCCGCCTGTGGCATAGCCTTCAAATCCATGATCCTTATGGGCTCTTTCCCGACCTTTCTGAAAATATTCAACTTTTTCTCCGACCCAGCTTTTCGCGCCTTCGAAAATACTCTTGCCCCTTTCCAAAGCGCTATTCCATTGGTTAGACCACCAGTCTCCATTGAAAACAGTGTCTTTAATGGTTCCTGTAATGGATTCCCAAACAGAGACGGCTCCGTCCCACGTATTCTGCGCCCATGTTACTGCATTGTTCCATTTTTCGCTCCACCAGTCTCCATTAAAAACGGTGTCTTTAATGGTTCCTGTAATGGATTCCCAAACAGAGACGGCTCCGTCCCACGTATTCTGCGCCCATGTTACTGCATTGTTCCATTTTTCGCTCCACCAGTCTCCGTTAAAAATCGTCTCGCTGATCGTTCCTGCAATGGTTCCCCAAACATTACTTAACGGCCCTAAAAATGCAGCTTCCAAAGTACCATAAAGATAGCCGGCTTGTTCAGCCCACCAGTTTCCGTTTAAAAACGTATTTGTGGCTGTTTCTTTAAGAGATCCCCATTTTTCTCCCCACCAGTCTCCATTTAAAAATGTATTTGTAGCGGTTTGACTAAGGGAATCCCACTGTTCGCTCCACCAGTCTCCATTAAACAGCGTGTTCATGAGATCTTCCTTCAATTGGGAAGTGTCAAACATTTTACCGAGGGAACCGCCTGCCTTTTCACCGCCCATCCCGCCTGCAAAGCCGCCCACTACTCCTCCAATCATTGCACCCGGAGGTCCTCCAACCAATCCTCCGATCGCCATTCCGGCAGCTTCTCCACCAAAAGTTCCTAACATACGGCCGCCTACAGAACCAATTTTTTCGCCTGCGTTATCTTTGTTGATGCCGATTAGATCTGTAAGCGGCAAAAGTTTGCCTAGCGGACTTAGTTTTTTACCTAGCGGCTTTAATTTTTCAATCATTGGTTTTAAGGGCTCTAATAATTTTGCAAGTTTACCGGGCTCTTTGTTGGGCCTTAAACTTTTTAAATAGAAGAGTATCTTTGCGGCTGGAAGAATTCCCCTTGATAAGCTTTTTAGATTCCAGCCTTTATGCTCTTCACTTGAACCTGAAACAGAGACATTTTGCCTATTTCCGGCTGAATTCGGAGGCTCTTTCTGCGGATATAAACAGCAGCAGCATTGTCCATGGCCTGGTCCGCTTGATTTTGACTGAGAACCTTTTGTTGACTGAGGCCCTAAGATTTTATCAATGACTTTGTCAAAAATATCATTGTTTAATTTTTCCATCAGTCTATCTTTAAATCTATCTACAAATGCTTTGCCAATTTCCTTCCCAGTATCCTTTATCCAAGGCCATCCTGACTTTTTCCACCATTCGCCTAACAAGTCTTTTCCTTGTTCAAAGAAAGATCCCTTTTTATCGTGTTTGACTTCTGATGTTTCTCCTGAAACTTTTTTGTTTTTGATTTTGTTGGTCGCCTTGTCGTTTAAATCAATTGTGACAATGTACGTTTTCTCTAGTTTTTTTAGGAGCGAGGCAATTCTGCTTGCTGTTTTCGTTACTTTATCAAGTACATATAACTGAACTGAATAACCTTTTTTCAAATTGTTTTTAAGATAGCCGATTATTTTTTTAACAGTTAATGTTACACGGTCTTCAGCAGAGATTGATAAGAAATATTCACGCTTAGAGAGCATCCTTTTAATTTTAGTTAACTTTTGCGAGACATTGTCTGCTAAAGTTAACTTAACGGTTGTTTCTGGCGGAATTCTTTTTAATCTTCTTTGTATTTCTATTAGTTGAGCGGATGCCTGGTCATTTATATTCACTCCAATATTTACGGAGTGAATGAACTTTCTCATCAGGTAATTGTTCAGTTTTTTAAGCCGAAAAAAAGCTTGATCTTCCGTTTTAATGTTAATTTTGATTTGCCGGTTCAATCGTTCTGCTCTCTTTTCTAAAATCGCAAAACCCTTCTGAATCCTCCGCAGCTTCTTAGACACCCGGTCTTCAAGTTCAAAACGTGCCGTCAGTTTTGCCATGGATTATGTACCTCCTTTCCGCGCTTCTTTTTCCAAGAGTTGAAGTTTGTAGCTGATGAGTCCGTATAATAATGCCTTAAACGGTTTTGGGGCTTCGTACAGCTCCCGGAGCTGGGATGGAGAATAGTGAAGTTCGTGCATCGCGAAATAGAGATACACCGCTTCTTTATTCCCATCCTTGATTAGTTTTTTGCTTCTTCTTCCAGATCTTCAAGATCGTCTTCAAAGCCGTTGATTTCAATCGCTTTGTTGAGCCAGTTCGCATATTCCCCACCGACGGAGAGAACGCGTTTGGCCACTTCGACCGGGTCGGCCGTTTTATAGGCTTCTCTTAATTCCTTTGAACGGAAGTCAGGGTAGATCGTCGATTCAATGGCGATTCTGGCGTAAAAGCGCTGGGTGTCTAGATCCTTGACACGGCCTCTGCCTTTAATGTTTTTATAAGTCGTATTTTCTTTTTCAAGCTCGTCAATGCGCTCGGTTGTAATCGGCTTAAACACAAACGGAATGACATTGCCCTTTTTATCGACGAACCGCTTTGAGATCGGCACTTTGATTTCTTCGGCTTCAACGGTTTGTCCCGGCATAAAAAAGGATAAATCATATACCTTTTCTTCTTGTTTTTCGCTCATGTCTGCTTGCTCCTTTAACATTCAATTTTGGATTTGCAATGAAAAAGCACCCTCGGCTTGGCGAGAGTGCTTTGCTTCCTATTTCCTGACTACTGAATCGGTTCCTTCCGTAAAAAAGAAGAAATAGACCGGCTGTTGCGGTCTATTTTTGAAAAGCGGGCTCGTTGTATACGGCTCCTATTTTAAAACGTATCTTTCAGTTTTTCAGGAACGTCGAAATCTTCAAATGTGAACGGCACTTCTTCTTCGAGCGCCTCTGAGTCGACGTCAAGACCGGCGATTTTGGCCGAGTCAAAATTCACGTCATACAGCGTGACCCGCTCCGTTCCGCGGCCTGATGACTGGTCGTCAAGGACGGCCTGGAGCGTGAAATACGGATCATCGCCTTTTTTCACATAGTTCATCATTAACGTGACAAATTGAGACGTGACTTTATAAAATGTCGCCGTTCCCGTGCCGTTTGCCCCTGTTGTCTTGTGGCCGGTCATGCGGCGGCCCATAATATTGACTTCAGCTTTATTCTTTTCGACATTGGCCTCAAATGTTTTGATGTGAGCCATCTCTTGTCCGTCGAGAAAAAGACGGCCTTCTTTTCCGGAAATCGTGTTTTGCGCTTTTAATGCCATACTATTTTACCTCCACATTAAAGTAGAATTTTTCTGCTGCATCAACCGGCTGAACGGCTAAATCGATTAAAAACCCGTCGCGGTCTTCATTCAGTGTAATGGCAATATCGCTTTCAGAATCAAAGCCGGTAATGCCGCCGGCTTCCTGAAGCGCCGTCATATACTGAATGATCAGCGTTTTGACGTATTGCAAACCATCGTCTGATGCAGGGATGTCGCTGCCGCTTGCTTTTCGTGCTTTGATTAAAGCCTTTAACTCGCGGGTCAGGTCATTGTTGACTCCGTCGAGAACGCGGATGATTTTGTTTTTCGAGAATTTTTTGTTCTTGTCGGCAGTGAAACTCGTTAAAGAGTTGATGTCTTTTTCAACGCTGACCGATTGATCGCGTGCATCAAATGTAAATAAAAACTCGCCTTTTTTCAGACGTTCGATGACCTGGTCTTCATCCAGACGGTTCAGGACATCAACAGCACCTTCGTATTCGACAAATGTCAGCGACTGGTTAAAAGTCGCGCCTGCGCTCGCTCCGGCAACCCATGCCGTCGCTTTTTCAGGAGTGATTTCAGTGCCGTCTTCCAGCACGACGCCTCCCGTTACATTAATAATGCCTTCATAGTCTCCGGCATAATCGGCGACAACGCCTTGGACTTTCTGGCCCTGCTTGTCGCGAAGGCGTTTGATGAAAGCGGCAAAAGTGGCTTTCAGCTGTTCATTGTCTGCGACCGGGAGTGCGATCGTATTGAAGTATTCCGTTTCGGCAGCATCTAAAAACGCGGTGTAATCGGCAACGCTTGCCGTTCCGTTCTCCCCGCCTGACAGCTTTGTGCCCGCTGTCAGTTCAAGCGCGCCTTCCCCTTGAAACGCGACGTACGCATTTGCGGTAAGCTCTTCTGCCGTTTTGACGGTTTGTCGGTCAGCTTCATCTGTTCCGACAAAGGTGGTGACATCAAACTTTTTAGAATCGAGCACATTTTCGGAAATGCGGATCGAAATGTCGTTCCCTTTCTCGCCTCCGTATTTTGCCGTTACGCTCAGCGTTTCGCCGATTTGGGCTTTCGCCGGCGCTCCTGTGTTCAGACGGTACAGCAAAACGGTCTGTGCGTTTTTCTTCGCTTCCCGGAAAAGCAGAAGAGACGGATCATCGATGTTCAACCCTACTTTTTTATTTAAGTCTTCAATGCTGGAAATCGATACGAATGTTTTCGGCTCCCCCCAGCTCATGACGACAGGGAGGGCAACTGTACCGCGATCCCTGATGGAAACGCGTTCCTCTGCTGTCGTTTTAAAATTAAAATAAATGCCGGCACGATCTTTTTCTTTGCCTGGTGTAAATGTTCCGCCGTTCATTAATTCATGACCTCCTTGGCTAAAAATGTTTGAATAAGCTGACTTGCCTCAGGTTTTGAAATCTGCTCTTCTTTCACATGAAAAAGAGCACCATCGAGAACTTCCGGCTTAATGCCGAAAAGCTCTTTCGCGTGCTCCCTCAGGTCTTCGATGTAGAACAGCGCTTCACGTTCCTCTTGAGGCGCCTTTTTTGCTTCGGTGTTTGTTTTTTTGCTGACTGCCAATTATTTCACCCCGTTTGTAAAATCAATTGTTTCCAGAGAAAGTTCGCTTTCCCGTTTGTACCAGTAGCGGCTGTTCCATTGAATAATAATGGACGCGGTGCCGGAATCCCCTATTCTCGTCTCGATCCGGCTGATCCTCAAGCTGTCCCCTGTGCCTTTACCCGATCGGTCAATGAGCGGTATGATGTGCCTCGCTTCCCTTACGGCGTCTGCAATGCGCTCGGCATGATCATGGGCCTGCTGCGAATCGTGGTGAAACAGTTTCACATTCAGGGTGAAGACTTTTTTAAATGTTGAAACCGTATCATTCTCATCAAAAACAGAAGGGGGAGGAAAATACAGCGACGGTATTTGAAAGTGGTCGGGTATTTCCTTTTCATAACAGACGACAGGAAAGACTTGATAAAAGAAATTCATGACAGATCCCGTTTCGTCGTTCAAAGCTTCACCTCCTTAAAGGGAATTCAGCCATTTTTGCAGCCTTTCATTCAGGCGTTTTTCAAATAAACGCTCAAATATGTAAAGCGCATGCTCCCAATAGCCTGTTCCCTTTACCCATTGCCGTTTTAAGGCCATGCCGGACGATGAACCGGGATCATATTGAAACCGGCCGCCGTGCCATTGTCCCGGAACCCACCTGACTTCGTCTTTTCCGCCTGTCCAATGGCCGTCATTTACAAATGAGGCGTACTCTAACTCCGTCCCGACTTCAAGCGTGAGTCCGCCTTTTTCGATTTCCCACCTGTTCCCTTCGGCTCCCCGCTTGAAAGAGCGCAAAAGGCTGCCGGTATCAATCGATCCGGCGCGCACGATTTCGTCACAGACCAGGTCCAAAAAATCGGTTCCCGCCTGTTCAAGCCACTTGGCAGCTTCATTTCGAAAGCCGCTCTGCCCTGCTTTTTCCAGCGTCTGCGACAGCTGTTTCAATCCTTTGATTTTCATAGTTTTTCATCCCTGACCGCTAACACTTCGAGGTGATGGCCTTTGATGTTGCGCGGCTGCTGCAGCGTGTAGGCGACACCGTTCCAGACCGCCTTATCGTGAAGGCGCACATCTGCCTCCGCCGGAAAATGGGCCAAATATGAATGATAAATAACCTGTTCGGGATCTTGCTGGACGATCGACTGGTTTTTTTCCGTAAAATAGCAGGGAACGTTTTGAAGATCAGGTGTTTCCCCGTATGTGCGAATCGGCTGCAGGTCTCGCGCAGGAATGCCGTACCTTGCTTCCTCAGCCTGGTCTTCCTTTAAATGATAGATATCGCAGCGGTCGCTTAATAACCTTTTGTAGCTCATAGCGGGCGCACCTTGAATCGAACAGATTCATAATCAAGAATAAATTCTTCGAGCAGTTTATAGACGTCGGGCTTCACTAGGCCTCCGCTTCTTGAAAGCGTATAGGAGTAGTCTCCCAATTTCTCAGATTTGTAGCCTTTCAAAAGCGATTCATCACCGTTTTTCAATGCAAAGTACTGTGCCAGCTGCAGCAAAGCGAGCCTTGCCTTTTCCGGCAGCGGATCATATTTTTCATCTGTAAAACGGTGCCCCGTTATCTGCTCGGCTTCCGCTTCAGCTTCAAGGATATCCTGACGCAGCAATTCCTGCGGCCGGTTTTTCACGGCTTCAATAACGGAATATTGGATGATATCGTCGGGCGTGATCAGCATGTTCATCACATCCTTCCAGAGCTTTTAGCTGTTGTCCGGGCTCGGTTTCCGCCGGTCGGCTGTTCTTCCTTTGGAACGGTTCGAACTCAGCATTTACTCTTTTACATTGATGATTTTTGCAACCGCGTCTTCTTCCTCGAATTTGCTGTCCAGTTTTGCCGTCAGGACAATGATGAATTTGCGCGCGCGAATGTCTTTATCGACTTCAATTCTGATATTGCGCGAGAAACCGAGAATGATATTTTTCGGGTGCGTCAAAATAATGTCTGATGCTTCGGCGGCCGCATCTCCTTCTCCGTATGCATACGGCTGAATATTTGAGACCCCTTTAACAGGCACGCCAAAAGCGGTAGAAAGTCCGCCCTGTACCGCCGCATCCCCGAGAGTCGTTTGACGTTCTGCGACGCGGTCTTTCCATTCAATCTCCTGGCCGAGCGATGTGAAGAATCTGAATTCCTGAGGAACGCGCATATATTTTGCCGGAACAGCTTTCAGCCCCTGTTTGAAAAGCTGCCGGCTGATTTGCTCCCCGCCCGCATCGACGATATGGGAGACGGACTGCTTCCGGATCCCGTCGAGCTGGGCAAGGTATGGATCTGAGGATGCGACATCACCATTGACGATCAGTTCTTCAATATCAACGGCAGCCCGCTCCGCCAGCATTTGCATCAGCGTCTGTTGAAGGCCGTCTTTTTCAATGTTATTTTCGAGCGTGTCATAAGTGATGTTGACTTCGGCAATGACTTCTTTCGCGTTCAGTTCGACCGTGCTGGTCACCGGTGCGGTTAATTGATCTTTCGCCAATGCCTTACCTTCATCAGCCGCTCGTAAAATCCGCTGGCCAAAGCCGATCTTTTCAAATTTTTGCGAGTCGTTTTCCATTTGAATCACGCGCGATTCGCTGAAAATTGTCGGCGTGTTTTGCACCATGCGAATAAATGCAGAAGCCTGCGCCGGATTCATTAATCCTCCGCTTTTCAAAGTCGCAAGCGACATCTCGGCTTTACGAATAATCTCTTGATTTCTCATTGTCTTCCTCCTCCAAATTAAAGCAATCCGCTCCAAATCGATTTTTTAACTTCTTCTTCCCCGTCTTTTTCGGCTGCTGCCTGCTTTGAGGCGCCTCTCATCTTTTCGAGTGCTTCAATGCGTGCAATAAGAGGGGCGAGCATGTCCTCGACGATTTCCTTCACATGTGCGTCTTGGTCTGTCTGTTGCTCTTTTTCATCTGCCGCTTTATCCCCTTCCAAATCGTCAAGACGTTTGAGAAGCGGAGCCAAGACGGCTTCAATCGTTCCTTGAACTTCTGATCGTTTCATCTTTTTTTCTTCCTCTCCCGTTTTTTGTTTGTCGCCGGCAAAAAACTGCTTAAACAGCTGAAAGAAACTGCCGGGCTCATCGGTTTCAGAGTCGGCTTGGGGCGCGTGCTCGACCGTTTCGGCAGTGCCCGCCATGCTGTAGCCGGTGATGCTTCCTTTTTTAATCTGTTCCCAGATCTCATCGCCGGCTTTTGTCACCAGCACCCAAGAGCCTTTCACAATCGTTTCGCCGTTTACTTCAAAATCAGCCGGCGCTACGTAGGACTCCACGACTTCTCCGACGCCTCCCTGGAAATTGTGATCCTTGTCGATCTTCCGGGCATTTTTCAGAAAACCGTGGGCGGCTTTTTGGATTTCTTCAGCCGTCATAAAGTCGCCGTGGGCATCCTGAATGTCCGGCTCGTAGACAACGCCGTAGACGAGCTTCTTTTCATCCTCGGCTTTTGCAATCAGCTTGACTTCCTTTTGAAATGTCGGCGGTTCACTCGACTTCGTCATGAAGAATTTCTTTTTGTTCGCCGCTTTGTCGACATAACTGACGAAATTGATTTTGGCATTTTTAAGCTCTCTCGGCACGAAATGTTCACCTCCTTTCAGTGATCTGTTTCAATGTCTCGACGGCTTCCTGCAGTTCAGGCAGCAATGCTCCTGCTTCCGCTTCCGCACGCTTTGAGCTTTCCTGGTAAACGAGCGGCCTGCTGAATTCTTCCTCCGGCCATTCATCTAGCGTCTTGCCGAGCACTCTGCCGGCCAGGTCGCGCAAATCATTTGCAGATACTGCTCCTGCCTGAATAAAAGGACCGAGCACTTTTGCGATCTCAAGCGGATCGCGAAAGTCCGGTCCTTTCAGCTGGAGCCTCGCGTGGAAAATGTTTAAATCGCGGAGAAACAGCGTATTCAGCTTGCCGATCAATATTTTCCGCTCCGGTTCAAAAACCTGTTCTTCGGTGATTTTGCGGGCGGTATCGGCTGTCGCCCTGTTATATTCATGGGCATCACCGGTGTAGAGCGGCGGGAGCCTGAAGGAAGAGCGGATTTTATTCCGGGTTTTCTCGTCATATTCAAGAAACAGCGCATCTTCCTGCAAAATTTCGGCGAGGGATTTGATGTCCACCTTCACCGGCGTAATGTCCTGGCTGCCGTGAATGTCTTTTTCCTGTGCGATTCCCTCCGCTTCGATCAGCAAAAATTTGTGGGCATTTTCAACGCCTTCCAAGTCGTTCATATATTCCTGCAGCTCTCTGTAGGAAGCCTCTGAGAGCATGCCGTTTTCAACCGTAATGACGGCAGGTACGTGCCGGCCTTGTCTGAAGTACATATAATTCAGCTCTTCCGCTTTCCGCGCCCCGTACAGGTTGACAATATTTCCGATCCAGCGCGGAACGCCGTAGACGCCGCTGCCGATTTTAAAATGGATCGCTTCATTCGCGCTTCGTTCAGGGGGAGTCTGCCTGTCAAACTCTCCGGTGGTCATATCCATGACGCGCGGATCGCCGTACTCTTTAAAGTACACTTTCCTGCCGTCAATCATCTGAACGTATTTGCGGAACCTTTTCTCCCTCTTGATGTTTTTTAGCGATCCGTTTTCCATGTAGGCGAATTCAACTTCGATCGGTTCTGTCAATCCGCATACCCGCATATTTTTGACATCGAGATATTCAATTCCGGCCGGCTGCCCCGCACCGTTTCTGAGCACCTCCAAAAACCCGTTCCCGGTTTTTTCGCGGTCCTCTATCATATGGCTTAAAATTGTTTCAGCCGATTCGTCAAAATGAAGGTGGCGGCAAAAATCTTCAAGCCTTGTCCAATCGGACTCAGCAGCTTTTTTCCGATCGGGCGTCACATCCGCCCCGTTGAAATCAAAAGCGTATTCTACATCGAGCCCGAACCCCGCAATATTCGTTTTATAGGCGTCAATGCATTGCTGAAGAATTGAAGAATATTCGGCAATGGCTTTCAATTCTTTCAAATTGTACGGCGGAGCGATAATATCATCGCCGTAGATCTCCGAAAATTGATCTTCATATATTTGTTTTGTTACAGGCCCGTGAAAACGGGATTTCATGACTTTCGCTCTTACCGTTTGCTGAGTGGACATACGCTATCTCCCCCTTTTCCTGTTCGGCCGTTTTCTCACTTCCGGCTCAGCCTTCAAATCGGTTACTTCATAATCATCAAGCGCGTACCATAGCGCGGAAAGCGTGTGCGGATCAATTGTAAACTGATCCTCCTTCAGATTGCCGTCTTGATCCGTCGCATAGGTCAGCGGCTGCAATTCGTAGATCGTATTGGCACATCGGTCAGAACAGAATATTTTTTTAAACCGCTTGATTTTTTTCGTATATTGCAGGCGCGAGCCTTGGAACTTGCGTGCTGCTGTCATGTTAAAACCATTCTGCCTGAAAAACTGAATGCTTTTCGGCTCAGCGGGATCAGCTTTAATCAGCTCCTTCGCAACCGCGAATTCGTGAAGTTCTTCGGCCGTCTTATCATCTGTCATTTTATTTTTGTAGTACTCCCAATAGATATATAGATATTTTTTGTCGGGATCGACGGCCGCCCGGACGACGGCATTGTATGATTCCTCAAATCCGAAATCCATTCCGGTTCTCTTCAGCGGGTTGGAAATGGCGGAGATCTGCCTCATGACCTCCTCATGCTCCATCACTTCAAATTGCGGCAGAACCCTGGTGCCGTTTACCCCAAACCGCCCTTTTCTGGCAATCCGGTACAGGTCGGGATCATATGCTTTCATATCATCAAGCTGTTTGAGGTAGCTTTTCGGCAAAAACAGGTTGTCATCAGCTGTGGAATGGTGGTAATACGTATCACCGACGACAGCGACCCGCTTTTTATACAAGACCTCATCATCCAAAATGAACCGCTTGTTCCGCTCATCCTTGAAAAAGTGTCTGTACGTCCAGTTTGACTGGCTGACGGGGTTTGTCGTCAACATCATATACAGCCTGTGATAAGGATGCCTCAGCCGGCCGATCAGTTCCTTGAAGCCTTCATACTTCACCTCTGAACATTCTTCAATCCAAATCAGCGAGATGTTGTTGACGGATTTCAATTTCGCCGGGTTGTCCATTCCTTTAAAAATAATTCGGCTGCCGTTTGCAAACCTGATATGCATCGGAGAAGAAACCGCCTGAGCCGCCTTTTGGACACCCAGCTCATCGATAATGGATGCGAATAAAGAAAACGTCGAATCCCTGTGTGTTTCAAACACTTCCCTTACGACAAGAGCGGTCCGCTTTTCCTGAAGCAGTTTTAATACGACTTTTAAAGCGGTATGATAGCTTTTCGACGAACCGTATCCGCCGACAAGAAATTGAAAGGTCTGATCCCAGTTAAACAAATAATCTTCAAAATGCGGATTGACTTCTTTTATGATCAAGCCTGATCACCTTTTCGGGCGATGACCACTTCAACGGGACCCGTTTCCGCATCTTTGTTGGCTTTTTGTCTGGCGAGCTTCAGCTTCTCATTTTCAATTTTCCGCTTAAATGAATCAGGGAAAAGGTCAAAATACTGTGAGAGCTTATCGAGCGCCTTCATTTTATCGGCCAGCTTGATCGCGATCCCTTCTTTCCCGAGTTTCGCTTCCGTGATGACTGTGCCATCGACGAGGTCGGAATGTTTCACATCCACAAAGCTGACCTCTTTCATAACCGGATTGTTTTCTTCATCAAACAGCGGTCCGGACTTTCCGACAGCCTGTACCTCTTTTTTGCCGAAAGTCACATAATCGGTCATATCGGCAAACGCGATTTTTACATAGACTTGGAGAACATCCATCGCCTCGACGAATATCTCCCCTACCATTTCTTTTTTGATTCGCCTGATTTCATCGGCCACCTTTTCATTTTTCAAAAGCCGGCAGCCTGTCACATGGGCGCTGGCCGGGGAATAGCCCGCTTTTACCGCCGCTTGGGTGGCATTGAAGCTTTTCACATAATAGATGCAAAACAGCCGCTGCCGTTCATTCAGCCCTTCATTGTGAATGTCTGCTTTTCCACGGTTCGCGTCATCTCCGGCTAAAGCCTCTTGCCAGCGGTCGCGGGTTTTCCAAACGCTGATTTTTTTATTTGAAACGCCGAGTTCTCTTGCGATTGCGAGATTCGTAATGTTTCCCCCGTATTTTTGATAGAGACGAAAAGCTTCATCCCTTTTTGGATCCCTTTTCCTTGGCATTGTTCATTTTCACCGCCTCTCATTCTCGGAAACAGTAATATTTAATCGCTATATGAATCTTCCATATGAACAGTATGCTTTGTTATATTTTTTCTCTTTTCACTTATAGGTGGCAAACGTATGACAAAAGACAGATATATCGTTATGCCATACAATCGAGAGGCTTTTCGATCTGTTTCGCGATTTTCAGCTGCGCCCGTTTCACATTGGTTTGAACAGTAGACTTTTTGATGCCGAGCATGGCGGCAATCCGCTCATAGGAAAACTGTTCGACCTTATGTAAAATGAAGATTTCTTTTTCGCGTGCCGTAAGGGCAGACAGCGCTGATTCAATCCGGGCTTTATCGTATGCTGACACTTCCTGAGCCGGTTCAAATGCACTCTGTTCTGAAAACGTGTCGATGATCCGCGGATCTTTCAGGAGCATCCGCTTATAAGAGTCGCGCCTGTCAATCGCCCGTCTGATTCCAGGTTCTCTTCCGTTTTCAAGCCAGTCGATCACATATTCCAAATCGGTCATCATGTTTCTGATCAGTTTTTTATCATTCAGCTGTTCAGCCGTCAGCCCTTGTTCATCTTGATAGGGCTTATACAATTTTTTCGTGTTTTTCAGCGCTCTTTTATATTCGAAAAGCAAATCTTCCATTTTAATGTACCTCCGTTTTTTTGAAATAAAAAAGGACACCAATCAGCCGCACAGTTAAGATGTGCATCCTGATCAGCGTCCGCAGGCTTTCCGTCTTGGACAAATATTCAAGTTGTAGAGCTATAGCTTATAGCCGATTTCAAATTCGATCCTTGCGAGATCTCCCTTTCTCGTTTCAATGACGGTTTTGCCGTGCTCAGGCGCCTCGGCCTGCCATGCCGTGCCGTTCATTCCGTCAAGGACGATCACCGTCACCTTTCCTTTTTTGATGCGGCTTGCAACCGTCGTATCGTTGATATCTGTTAACTTTGCCGGATGGTTCATCTTGTTTCCTCCTCTTCAAATTCTGCTTTTGCGACGACTTTTTCTAAAATATTCTTCAATTGATTCTCAACTGAATCGCTGTGAACGGGCCGTTTTCGCTTCAAATAGGCAAGCGTGAGCTTCACTGCGGTCAACAGTTCGGGAGCTGCAGCGATTAAGCGGGCATTTTTTTCCTTGGAATATGCGCTGTAGTCGGCGACTTTGGCAATCACCCTTCCGTTGGAATAAGGAAACCGTTTCTTTTCGGCTTTGCTGTATGCTGAATAAATGTATACGTCGGTATTTGTTCTGACGACGCGCCATGGTGATGGGCTGTACGCCTCACTTTCGTTTTTCACGTATGTCTTTCCTCACTTTCCGTCTTCTTCGTGCCATCGTTTAATTTGTGCGTCTCTTTTTGCCGCTGTCCAGATGATGAGAATCATAGCTTTTAAACTTTTAAGCACCTTGTGTCACCCTTGTTTTCATTTTTGCAATCAGCGCTTCCAGATGTTTGATCACATCCGTCAAACCGCCGCTTTCAGTGCAGCAGTTCGGGCAAGCGCGGAAAATCGTTCCGACCCTTGCGTCCTGATGGATTGATTTTCTCCCATTACATAGCCGGCACATCAAACCATCCCCTCCAGTCTATGATTGATGCCGAAAGAGCTCCCGTTCAGGACGACGAGAAAGTCCCCGCACATTTCGACCAGCCTCGTTCCGAGCGCTTCGTCTATGCTGACAATTTCTTCAACGCTTAGCTCGCTGGACAGCATGATCGGCTTATGGTTCAAATACCTGTAATTGACGACGGCATATGTCTGTTCGATCTGCCATTCCGTTGCCCGCGGCCTGCCTGCCACCGGCTTAAACAGGTCATCAAGAAACAGCACCTCGACTTGCTTCATCCGGTTCAGCTTATTCTCAAGCAACGAAAAGTCCTGTTTTAAATCATTGAATCCTTCGACAAACGGAAAATACAGGACGGGTACAAAAAGCTTCCTCATCAGCTCATTGGCGGCAGCCGTCAGCAAATGAGTCTTCCCTGAACCGGGTCGTCCCAAGAGCGCGATGCTGTTTCTGCGGCTTTCCTGAATGTCCCGGTAAGCTTGTACATATTCAACGGCGCATTCATACGCCTCTTTTACAGATTGATGCTTTCCTTCCGTCTTGAATTGAGCAAAGTTTAAGTTTTTAAATTGTTCGGTGATTTCGCTCGTCTTCAACAGCTTTTGCGCTTTGCGCCATTCGCGGCAGACGCATGATACCCATACTTCCATCGTTCCGCGCCGTTCGATAAATCCGAGTTCATCTTTGCACTTCGGACAGTCATACCGTTTTGCGGCGGATTCTTCCGGTTTGCCCCCCTGTGATTGACGGCTCCTGTTTCTCAGTTCGTCCATGACCTCTTCGATTGTTCTTTTGGGCATTGTTCTCCCTCCTGACAGTTGTTTTCGTTTTCGCTTCCGCTTCAGCCAGCCGGCCGATGATATATTTTTCACAGTAGCTGAAGACCTTGATCGTTTCATGACGGCTTCGGCGCCGCGCCTCATACTCCTCAAAACATTGTTCAAGCCATTTGATTGTTTGCGGAAGAGACACTCCGCGGGCGACAATCCGGGCGATGGCCTGATAGTCTTTTGACGAGGGATGGACGGGCTTTCCTTCCTGCATCGACCTGAGGGCGGCAAATCGTTCTGCTATTGTTTTTATGGAACTCATATTATGTTTTGTGTTGATTTGTGTGATATCTTTATTGGATTGGACAAGCTTGTCCGCACTGCCAGTCTCTTCTGTCCGATCAGGCAGTTCTGTTCGGACATGGCTGGCGTAGGCAAATTTTTTTGAATGTCTGACTGACAAAATCATTCCGTAAGGCGCTCTTGTGACTGCAATGTAGCCGTTTCGTTCGAGAAGAGCGAGCCATCTTCTGATCGTTTTTTCGTTGACGCCGAATTGAAGAGCCAGTTCGGCTGCTTTCAGCGGCTTGTTGCCGAGCACGATGCCCCATGTCTCCCCATCGCGTTCGATTTCCTTTGTTGTTGAACTGATGCACCATAAAAAAAGCCAAATGGCATTGCCTATTTTCTCGTAGTGAACAGGTGTTAAAAGCCCTGAGTAAACCGAAAAGGGATAGCTTTGATCCGGCGGGCGGGACATTCATCTTCCCCCTTCCTTCTGCCTTTTGCGGTTCAGCCTGAGATACCGTTCGTATTGGCCTTTATGATCAAATTGGAATACAGGCTTTCCGTCTTTCGTAAAAGCGATGAATCCCCCGGCTTCTCCGAGCCGCCATTGATCAAACCGGTCTGAGCTGTAGGAAATCACAATTTTACCCATGCTTCCTCCTTTTGGATATCCGGCAAGTCCGCCGTGGCTTCTCATTTGCTCTCTGTCGGCTTCCTTTGGATAGCCGTGTGTTCGGATGCGTGTGACCATCGGATGTTCAAGATTCATGACATCGCCTTCTTTCATGCAGGTTTTCTTTGATACAATATGTATCTATAAAGGCCTGAAAAAGATCGGGAAACAGCAAACGATCAGGCACTGAATAAAGCGTTTCGAATTTCAGCATCGTTTCTCTGCCGGGATTGCGTGTTCCCCTTTCAATTTTGCGAACATAAACCTCGGAGAGTCCAAGTCTTTCCGACACTTGCTTCTGGGTCCATCCCCTCTTAGAGCGCTCTTCGATCAATCGTTTTCGCACATGTTCTCACTCCCTGTTTTTGATACAATACGTATCTGATAATTTGATTATATATGATACACTTCTTATCATCAACACTTTTTTGATACTTTTTTTATCATCTGTTTATTTCGATACATTTTGTATCTATAATAGAGATAATCATGCCGAATTGAGGAAGAGAGGTCATTCTATGTTAGGCGGCAGACTGAAGAGCCTGAGAGGAAAAAGGACACAGGAAGAAGTGGCAAAGCAGATCGGTGTATCGCGGGCACGCTACTCCCATTATGAAAACGGAAGAAGCGAGCCGGACTATGAAACATTAAAAAAACTCGCTGATTACTATAAAGTGACGATAGACTATCTGCTGACAGGCACGGAAAAGAAAAAAAACATCGAAGACGAAATCGCAGATCCGGATCTGCAAATTGCCTACCGCGACATGCAGGAATTTTCCCCCGAAAGCAGACAGCAGGCCATCGAGTTCATTCAATACTTAAAAGAAAAAGAGAAGAAACGAAAGCCCGGAGATAAACAAAACGGATAAATAAGGAATTTTTATTAAACATTACCTGGTGAGCGCCGATTTAATAGATAAGACAATAAAAAAGGGAAAGATTTGCTAAAGTGGCTGCTCATCGTATATGATAGATCTGCATGAAATCATGACAGCCCCTTTGACGGGCTTTTCTTTCCCGCTAAAAACAGAACATTCGTTCGAAAGGGTGTCTCGTATTGAAGTTTTATTTATCTCACCTAGAAGAATACGTCAAAAATATGTACCAAAAGTTCGGTTTTTTTGAACCTCACCAGATTGATATGAATCGCATAGCCGCTCATTTTAATATTTGGATTCACTATGAAAATGTCAACAGCATGATGATTAAGCATGACGGCATGTACAGCATTATTCTCAACAGCAGCCTTTCAAAGGAAAAGCAGTGGGAGGACTTTGCCCATGAGCTGTGCCACGTATTAAAGCACGCCGGAAACCAGCTTTACATGAATCAGATGTTCAGGGAGCTGCAGGAGTTCCAGGCCAATCAATTTATGTACCATTTTTGCGTCCCTACTTTTATGCTTTTAAAAATGGATTTTCCTCAGCTGCGATGCCAAGCCGCTAAAATGATCGCCGACCTCTTTAAAGTCACGGAGTCGTTCGCTGTCAAACGGATCGAGCTCTTTGAAAAACGGCAGGCCGGAATCCAGTTTCATGAGGCGTGGATGGCAAGCCTTTCCCAAGAGAGCGAATCGGCGAATGCACCACGCTTTGAAGAAGTAGACGAACTTGCACGCTACCGGCGGGAAACCCGCCGCCCGTACGCAGCGGCAAACGGCCTCGGCAAAATGGTCGCTGCGGAAAGCCGGCCGGCTTATATGCTGAGAAAATAA